GCGGCTACCGCCAAAAACGGCGCGACGATCTCGAGCTATTCCGTCGTGGCGGGCTCGGCGACAGCCTCGAACACCTCGACGGTAATACCCGTAGGCGCGATCGCAACCGCGGGCACCGTGCCCGTTATCGTTACCGCGATCGACAGCCGAGGCTATACCACCTCGGCAACTGTCAATATTACCGTTCTCGAATACGAGGCGGTCAATATCTCCGCTTATTCTATGCGCCGCGTAAACGAGGTCGAGGACGCGACCCAGGCGCATATAAGCGGCGATATTACGCCCGTTATGATCGGCGGCGCGAATAAAAATAGCCTCGTCAACCTCCGATACCGATACAAGAAAACGAGCGACGACGCTTACAGCTCGTATTATAGCTTGCTTTCCTCTACGGTGGCGGACGACGATAGCTTTTCTTTCGACTCCGACGAGTGGTTAAGCCTGGACGCGGATTACTCGTACTATGTGCAATTCCTCGTAAACGACAAGCTCACCTCGGACACCGTTACGATTACGGTACCGCAAGGCACCCCGCTACTCGCTTTCCGCCGAAAGAAAGTAGGCGTAAACAAGCGGGAGCCCGCGGCGGCTCTCGATGTGGCGGGCTCGGTTATGATGAACGGTTTTAATGTCCTCGGACTTGTGGCGGCTCTTACCGACGCGGAGGACTTAAACAACCTCGTAGACGGCGGCATATACACCCAGGCGTTAAACGCAAACGCAAGCACGGACAGACACTACCCGAAAGCGATTGCGGGCTTTTTGGAGGTTATGGCGAACTCAAGCGGCTATATCTTGCAGAGATACACCGCTTACGACAATTCCGCGGTGTATATCCGCACCCGATATAATGGCACCTGGTACGCTTGGAAAAGCGTTACTCTTACCACAGTATAAGGAGGCTACTTTATGAAAGTAACAAAGGCGATCGCTCTTGACTTTGGGCGCGACACGACACCTATTACGGTGTTTGCGAAACAGCGCGACAAGCGGAGCCGATTTATCGAAATCACCCCGCTTAACAGCGGGCAGAGCTACGAGCTCGGAGAGGGCATTACGGCTCGTTTGCACCTCACAAAGCCCGACAAGCATACGGTATTGAACGACGCGGCGATCGCGGGCGGCAAAATTACCGTAGAGCTGACCGAGCAAGCCCTCGCCGTGGCGGGTACCGCCGTTGCCGAGATCGGCTTGTATAAGGGAGAGGCTCTCTTGAGCTCTCAAACTTTCTATATCGACATTGAGCGGGCGGCATACGACCCCGCGGCACCCGAAAGCTCCGACGAGTATAACGCTCTGGTAGACGCGCTCGGCAAGGTTGATAAAGCCGTAGAGGACGCGGCTACTTCCGCCTCAAAGATCGCAACAGACGCGGCAAAAACCGCCAACGCCGCGGCGAAAAAGGCGGGCAATGTTAATATCAAGGCGGAGCAGACGGCGACGGGTGCCACCGTAACCGTTACCGACCAGGACGGCGTAGAAACCGCCGTACATATCGACACGCTTACCGCGATCGACGGGTGGGAGGATGTTAAAAACGCCGTCCGCCTGGGGCTTGGCGAGAAACTCTTTCCCGTTGGGTATGAGTTTACCACGGAGGACTCCGTTACGGGAGCGGTTATTACCTGGGTTGTGCGCGGTCATAATCACCACACCGCCGCAAATGGCAAGCTCGAGCACAGTATGACCCTCGAAATGAAATATGTTTACGGTACCGCGAGCGGTACCTATAAGAGCCTTGTTTTTGACGCAACCGAGGCTCTCTACTACGCCACCGAGGAGCTCCCCGCGGGCACTTATAATTTTACGGTGGCAAACCAAGCGTGGTATACCGCCGACAACGGCAAGACCTATCAATTTACCCTCACAACCGCGGTACCCGCGGGCGGTCAAATTGTATTGAGTATGACCTATGACGCGACCCTCGAGGGCAAAAGCGTTAAGACATACGCGAGCGCAACCTCTACCGCCGTTATCGAAACGGCAACACTTACCGAGGGATCCTCGGGTACAAGCCTCGGTGCCACAGACGGCAAAACTAAAAATGTAAACCATATGCACCGCGCTATTTTTGGCTCCAACAACTACGCGCAAAGCGCGGCTCGCCAATGGCTGAACAGCGACAAAGCGGCGGGCTCCGTGTGGACTCCGACTAACATTTTCGACCGCCCGCCCTCTTGGGCTACAAACTCGAGCGGCTTTATGAAAGGTTTACCCGCCGACTTTTTGGAGGCGGTGCAGATCGCGGAAATCCCGTGCCGCACCAACTCTATTTTTGAGGTTAATAGCCTCGACGGTACCGAGTTTGCCGTAAACCAGGTGTACAGCTTGAAAGACAAATTTTTCTTACTCTCTCGCCCCGAGATTTACGGCACCTGGGACAGTTACACCTATAAGGACGGCGAAATGTTGGAGTATTACAACGGCTTGACCGACACCGAGCGTATCAAACGCGACGAGGCGGGCTCGGCGCGTTACGCTTGGCTCCGTTCCCCTCACTCTGGTAACGCGTACGGCGAGCGTATTGTGTACACGAGCGGGAGTGTGATCAGCCGCAATGCGGACAACGCTACCGGGGTCGCCGCCGCTTGTATAATCGCATAATCTAAAATCCGCCTCGATAGAGGCGGTTATTTCGGAGGTTTATTATGAGTGTAAGAAAAGGCGATCGAGGCGAGGGAAAATTACAAGTCCTCAACAAAGCGCGGGAGCTCAAGAAATACTCTCTCACGATCATAAAGTCGGAGAAAAACTTTCCAAAGAGCACCCGTTGGCTTTACGCCTCGCCGATCGTAAACGAGGTGCGCGAGGCGTGTATTTGTATTCGGCACGCTAACTCGGTGTATGTAACGACCGAGGACGAGTACAACTACCGCCGTATGGAGCAAGTCAAAGCCCACGCACACCTCGACGCTCTTTTAGACCTTATCGACGACGCTTACGACGCGGGCTATATCTCGGGTAAGCAAGTCGAGTATTGGACGGGGTTAATCCTCAATACCGACGATCTGTTAAAAGCCTGGATAAAGTCCGATAAGGAAAAGCGCAAAGCTAATATGTAGGGCGGTTGCTATTTTTCGGGCTCGGCGCGTAACGCTTGGCTCCGTTCCCCTAACCCTGGTAACGCGAACAACGAGCGTATTGTGAACACGAGCGGGAGTGTGAACAACAATGCGTACAACGCTAACGGGGTCGCCGCCGATTGTGGGAATTGTCCGTTTCAAGTAGTCGCAAGACCAACGCAGTACATCTCACACAAGGAGCGACCGTCCTACCTCCATAAAGGAGGGAATATTACGGGCGACAAAGGTACCTCGCGGGGTAGTCCTTTTATATGCGTCCGTCAAATTTTTATTATGTCATACGAGCAAGTAATTTCTTTCGATAGCCTATACAAAGGCTTAAAACAAAGTTGCCGTAATATCCGTTGGAAAGATAGCACCGTAGGCTATGAGGGTAACGCTCTCAAGAATACCTACCGCTTGCGGCAAAGCCTCCTAAACGGCAAATACAAGATAGATAAATACCAACACTTTACTATCTTTGAGCCGAAACGCCGCGAGATCGTGGCGACGAGGTTAAAAGACCGTCAATTTCAACGCGCACTATGCGACAACGGGTTTTACGAGCAGATAACCAAATCCTTTATAACCGATAATTGCGCTTGCCTACGCGGGCGCGGAGTCGATTATACCCTTAACCGTATGACGGCGCACCTACGCCGCTATTATAACGAGCACGGGTGCGAGGGGTGGGTGCTCAAGTGCGATATACACCATTATTTCCAAAGCATACGACACGATGTAGCAAAGGCGGCGATCTGTAAGAGGGTCAAGGATCCTATGATAGCCGCCCGCGGTTGCGAAATAGTGGACTCTTTCGGAGAGATCGGGTTAGGACTCGGCTCCCAGGTATCGCAACTCGTCGCCCTCGCTGTCCTCGACGATCTCGACCATTATATTAAAGAACGCCTCCGCGTTAAGCATTACATACGGTATATGGACGATTTCGTTTTGGTACACCCCGACAAGGCATTTTTACAGCAATGCCGCGCGGAGATCGAGAAACAGTTAGAGCCTCTCGGCTTACAGCTTAACGGCAAAACGGCTTTATATCCTCTCCGCCAGGGCGTAAAGATGTTGCAATGGCGTTTTATCGTAACCGACTCGGGCGCGATCATTCGCAAAATGGCGAAAAAGAAACAAGGGAAACAACGCCGCAAGCTCAAAAAGCTATACGCCAAAGAGCAAAGCGGCGAATACGCGGCGGGCACGGCTCGCGAGTCTCTCGTTTCTTTCCTTGCAAACGCCGCCCGCGGCGACACCTACCACGAGCGGCGAAAAATGATTACATTCTATCAAGAATTGGAGGACAAGCACAATGCAGAAAGAGCTATACAAACGCCTTGCGAAGATCGAGGCAATGACGAACGCTCAAAAGGCGGAGCTGGAGGAAACTTTGGTAGCGGCATACGAGGCGGCTTGCACCGATCGGAACGAGGAGGAGGCGGCGGCTCTCGCCCGTAAAATCCGAAATAAGCTCCTCGACAGCTCCGACAAGCAAATGACCCTCGACCGCCTGGGACTCGACCTCTCCTCGGCGACAAAGTTTATCACCGCGTTAGCAAAGATTTTTACGGGTGCCTGGGCGAAATACCGCCAGGCTTTGCGAGATTTACCCGAGCAAGCGGGCTTTCCGTTTGAGATCGAATTTCCCGTAGCGCCCGACAGCGAGGAGGGCTCCGAAAATGAGCCCGTATGAGGCGATCGAGAGGCTTTGTGCCGTTACTCGTCTGCAAGCTGACATTATCCAAAAGCAAGCCGAGGTTATCGAGCAAGCTGAAATCGCGTACAGCACCGACGAGGAATTACGGGAAATGCGCGGCACCGCCGCGGCGGAGCTCGAGCTGATCGGCAAAGAATACAATTAAGGAGTTTTCGCTATGTACTACGAAACCTTTATAAAATGGCTCATTCCGTTTTTATGCGGCGGTGCCGTTTCCTTGCTCGGCGTTATTGTGTCGAGGGTAAAGCTCGGCAAGAAAAAGCAAGACGCGCTCGCCCTCGGCTTACAATGCCTCTTGCGAGCCGAGATTATAGAACAATACGAAAAATGGCACGAGAGGGACTATTGCCCGATTTACGCGAAAGAGGCATTGAAACGGGCTTATGATAGTTACCACACCCTCGGCGGCAACGATGTAGCGACGGGACTATACCACGAAACAATGGAACTCCCCGAAATGCCGCCCGAGGAAGAATAGCGAAAGGAGGAGCGAACAATGCAGAAAAAGCCTATCCCCACCGAAACGATCATTAGAGCGATCGTGCTTTTTGTTACTTTGGTAAATACCATTTTGACAATGAGCGGCAAAAACCCATTGCCCTTTGCCGAGGACGAGCTGTATACCTGGCTTTCCGCCGCCGCCACCGTAGCGGCGACCTTGTGGGCTTGGTGGAAAAACAACAGCTTTACCTCCGCCGCGATCGCCGCGGACGAGTATATGGCAGAGCTGAAAGCCCAGGGCACCAACACCAACGCAGAAACGGAGGAGTAATTTATGGAACTCAAGCAGACATTTGTAGTAAATAACCCTTGCTACAAGACCAACCAAAACCCAGGTAGCGATACCAGGTATACCAATTTCCAAAAGAACGGCGCAAAGGGGCTTATGCTCCATAGCGTAGGTTGCCCGCAACCCTCCGCGTCCGTTTTCGTCAATAATTGGAACAAGAGCGATTACGACCGCGCTTGCGTCCACGCCTTTATCGACGGAAACACGGGTGCGGTACATCAATGCTTACCGTGGAATTTCCGCGGGTGGCACGGTGGCGGCTCCTCTAACAATACCCATATCGGAGTCGAAATGTGCGAGCCCGCGTGTATCAAATACACGGGCGGATCCTCTTTCACTTGCTCCGATCTCGAGAAAGCCCGCGCCGTTGCGACCCGTACCTATAACGCCGCGGTCGAGCTTTTCGCTTTCCTTTGCAAAGAGTATAACCTCGACCCGTTGGCTGACGGCGTTATTATCAGCCATAGCGAGGGCTACAAGCGCGGCGTTGCCTCCAACCACGGCGACCCCGAGCACTTGTGGAGAGGGTTAAGCCTGGGCTACACTATGGACGGCTTTAGAAAGGCGGTTGCCGCCGCTATGCGTCCCCAGGAGCCCACACAAGCATCCGCCACACCCGAAAAGGTGCTTTACCGCGTGCAGACGGGCGCATTTTCCAAAAAGGCAAACGCTACCGCCCTCGCCGAAAAGCTGAAAGCCGCGGGATTTGATACTTATATGGTACAGAGCGGCGGCTATTACAAGGTGCAAGTAGGCGCGTACAGCGTTAAGGCTAACGCCGAGGCAATGGCGGCAAAGCTGAAAGCCGCGGGCTTTGATACCTACATTACCACAAAGAGCGGCACCGCCGTTTCCGTGGCGGCACCCGCAAAAAAGACCGTTGACGAGCTCGCCCGCGAGGTGATCGCGGGTAAGTGGGGCAACGGCGCAACTCGTAAACAAAAGCTCACCGCGGCGGGTTATGATTACTCCGCCGTACAAAAGCGGGTTAATGAGTTGCTCAAATAGTCCTCCTTAAACTCCATATAGGGAAAGCGGCGAGCGGAGGGCTTACCTCCCTCGTCGCTTTTTCACTTTCCAGGAAAGGAGCCGATCGTATGGCACAAAACAAGGGCGGCGTTACATTCATTAACACAAGCGCGGAGGTTAAAAAGTCGATCGAGGGACTCGCAAAAACAGCCTTGCGCGCCGCGGGAAAAGTCGTGCGTAAAAAGCTCCGTGAAAATATCCCGATCAAATCCAAAAACCTAAAAAACCATATAGGTACCTGGGTTTTTATCGGAAAAGATACGGGCATACCCCAAATGCAAGTAGGTTTATACTCCTGGCAGAGGGTAAAAAAGAGGGGCAAGCAACCCTCAAGCTCGAGCCCGTCCTGGGTTGAGTTTGGCACCTCGCCGCATATCATATCGGCGAAAAACGCAAAGGTGTTAGCCTATGACGATGTTTCTTTCGGTAAGACAGTATCGCACCCAGGCACCCGCCGCACAAACTTTCTACGAGATACCGTGTATAACAATCTCGACGAAATACGAGCGGCACAAGAGCAATACTTGGCGGAAATCAGTAAGACGATCGACGAGGCAAAACAAAAGATCGACCAGGGCGACGAGTTCGAGGACGACGACTAAAAGTAAAAGGCGGGGGCTATGATAGCCTCCGCCTTTTTTGTTTTACCCGTTATAATTCCCGTAGCACTTACCGCAACGGCGCAAGCCCTTTTTGATCGCGTCTTTTTCTTTCATTTCGATACAATCACTCGAGCGGCTCATAGCGCACATTTGGTCGGCGTGATAAACCTTGCTACCTTTGTTTACAAACACGGTATCAAAGTCGAGCTCCGCCGTGCGCCTGGGCGCTGCGCCCGTGGCGGGTTTCTTATTCCTATTCACGAGCCAAATAATAAAGTAGACAATGCCAACGGGATAAAAAATGATTAAAAGGACTTTTTGCCAGGTCTGCAACTTTTTCATAGTGCCGATCGCCTCCGATAAAAAAGAGTGTGTGCAACCGAAAGTCGCACACACCCGAAAAATGTAAGACTCCGAATTGCTACCACACAAAAACGATCTGCACTATTTTGAAATGCAAAAAGTAGAGTCTACATTTTTTACCGAGGTAAAAAATGAACACTCCAAAATAATGCAGTATAATATTTTTGTGTGGTGCCCTCATTATAGCATATCCTACGCAAATAGTAAATATTTTCCGCGAAAAAACGCAAAAAAGTTTGTAAAAACCTATTGACATACTGCAAGCAGTATGTTATAATATAATCACAGCAAGGGAGAAAAAACCTTGTGAGTAAACAGAAAGGAGCGGCGACTATGGATAACATAGAAAAAGCCTTGCAAGACTTGGCTAAAGCGTTAGAACATAACGACACGGTGGAACGAGTCAAAGTTACGATAACGCTTGTAAAACCAAAGCCGAGCAAGGCTAAACCCAAGAGCAAGTAAAGCTCAAGGCAGAGAGCGGGCGGGCTACCGCCCCTCTCGTAAGTCCTATTATAGCATAGATGTAAAAATAAATCAATAGGAGGGCTAATATGCAGATCGAGAAAAACGGCAAGGTCTACACCGTTACCGAGTCGAGCACCAAATGGACGGTAAAAGCAGAGAGCGGCAAGCTCTCCGTTGCCTTTGATGTTTCAAAAGACCTTTGCGAAACCGTGGGCGATCTCCGCGAGTATGTATTATCAAACGACGAGCTTTTTTGAGGTGTGATTATGGCGGGAAAAAGGAAAACGACAACCTCTACGGAGGTAAAGGCGCGGTACAACCAAAAAACCTATGATGTAATATCGGTAAGAGTCCCGAAAGATTTAGCGGAGGCTTTCAAAGCGAAATGCGCCGCCACGGGAGAGCCGCAAGCCCAAATTATAAAGCGGGCTATGGAGGCGTTCTTAAATGAATGA